ATTCGTGGTGACGGTATGGCCTCCGCACAGAATATACGGCATTTGGGTTAGGGAAAGCTAGTTCCATATCGCAACCCATGAGAATCTTGCAGGCCATCTTGCGCCGAACTCTCCAGTACGGGTGTTCATCAATCGCATTTGTGCCGAGTCCACACCATTCTCCCAAATGGTTATGGCCAAGCCTCGCATGTCGTCCGAGGGCCACGGCCCGGGGGTGGCGACAATTACGTCAGGCGCCTTGCCGTTGGGAGATTGGTAGGAGATGACGCAAATGCCGTTCTCGTTGGAACTCCCAATGAACACGCCTGATTGGACGGACGTGGGCAGTGGGGTTAGGGAATCCCACAAAGCCCCCTTCGGCGTGAACAAGCGTACCGGCGTGCCGACAGTGATGCCGTCTAGCGGGATACGCCACAACGGCATGTATGCGTCAACCGCGCCGGACAGTATCTTTCCTGACGGGATGGTCGGGTCAGCGGCGGTCGTCGCGTTCGGCGTGCCCTTCAACACGGCCAACTCCACCTTTTCCACGCCGGTCGAGGAATCTCGATGGTAGTGCGCGCAGATGATGTCATTGCGTTTCATGCCCTGCGATCCGTTGGAGATCGTCACCGATTCCGCCGCCGTGATATGCCAGTCCAAGCCCTGTATCGACGCGCAGCCCGTACCGATGGTGGCCTTGTTCGCACTGCCCATCGTGCACTTGAACACGTCACCCCAGTCGAACACCACGTCGGACTTCGAGAACTTGGCCTGATGGATGATCGCCTTGTCCTCGCTCGATATATGCGCGCGTCCGGCCTTGCCGTCAACCAGTTCGATGGTCACTGTCCGACCTCCTTCAACCATGCTTCAAACGAAGCGTCATCCTTCTGCATGAACGTCATGAAAGACGTATTGCATTTGGAACACAATTCATAGATGTCAGGCGGCACATCATCCGCGATGCGGGTCGCCTTGCCAGCCGAATAGCGGCGCACGGTGAACCATTCACGCGCCTCAGTGTCACCAGCGGCGACATAAGCGGTCTTGCCGCACTTGTCGCACACGTACTTCGAGTAACCGTCAGATTTCACTAGCCAATCCTTTCAAACGTAAAACAACCAAGCGAAGGCAACTGCCTCCACGTGCCGCCGAAATCAACGGAAGGGTTGACACCAGTCGTGTTCTGAACCACATAGCCGATTGGGAACACGACCCTCCCGGAAGCGCCGTCACCGACATGAGCGCTGATCACACCGTCAACGGAGACTATCGTGCTGCCGTCCACCCTCACGCCACCAAGCACGTCCGTGGACGCCTTCGGCAGCGTGTAGGCGTTCGCACCCCGTTCGACCGAAGCGAGCTTCGACCGCTCGTCATCGGTCATCATGCCCGACTTCGCACTGTCGGCCACGCTCTTGGCCGTATCGGCAACGTTCTTCGCATCCTCGGCGGTCTGATTCGCCTTGCCGATCTGCGCCGCGAAACCGGAAGCCGTCCTGTTCGCCGACTCGGCGACCTGCCTGACGGCATCCAAATCCTCGGAAGCGACCTCCGCGTTGATCGTGCCGCCTGAAATCGACAGGCCACGGCCAGCCGTCAAAGACACGCCACCACCAGTCGAACCCGAAGACGAAGAGGAACTCGTGTAATTCGAGTATTCCGTCTTCGAGGAAGCCGCGTCGCCAACCTCATACGATACGGACAGCAAGCCGCCGGACAGTTTCACGATCTTCTTCAACACGATGGCGGTAACCGTCAGACCAGTGACATGATCGCAGCCCGCAACCCTATCGCCCACATCAAGCGACAAGCCGTCATGCACAGTCACATCGACAGCGCCAGCGCCCTGCAAATCCTGCAACTGCTTCTTCGTCTGCTTGTCCAACTCGTCCTTCTCGGCGGACGAATAATCATAGACTGCGGCGATTTCGTCACGACCACCGAACGTGCGCGTATTGGACACTTTGCCGGAACCATCCGCATAATAGTGGACGACCAGACGATTCCTCAAATCACCCTTGCCCAAGCCGATCATATGGTTGGTACGCCGGTAATCCTTCGTGATGGAAAAATCAACCAGATCGGAATCAACCGTATCACTATGGTCAACAATCGGCTTGGCATACATCCATACAGTGCCGTCAACCTCCTGAAACATGAGTTTCAGATCATTCGCTGCCAACATCCTGCGGATGCCATCATACGCAGTGCAATACCGGTCGAACTGGAACGTTGGAATCGTTTTCGTGGAATCCGCGCGAACCTTGAACACGTCAGCCAAGCCGATACGGGCCAACAGGTTCGACAACACCTGATTCACGGGGCCGGACACCTTCAGATAATCCTGCCCCGAATCCGGCTGCAACACCTTACCGGCCAATATGCCATGCCAACTACGACCGGAATACGTTACGACACTCACACCGTCCGACAGTTCATCCTTCATATGATCGACGATGCCGCCGACCTCGGTCCCATCCACATAGACAAGACCACGGTCAGGCAGCACCGTACCGTCATACAACGTCAGCTCGAAATCATTCTCACCGGACCCCCACGCGCAATCAAACACGCAATCCGAAACCGCATGGAACGGCACGCCATTCTCGTCAGCGCAAATCAGATCAACCAAGTCGGGTCCCCATTCTCCTCGACAACCGTCAGATCAAAACCGAAACCGGAACCCAACTCAACCACGCTCGAACCAGCCGGAACAGGTTGGAAAACATACTGTCCACGATTCAAACCGGAACCTCGCACACCCCACGAAAACACGTTCCGCAAAGAGCCATCCGCATCATGCAGCATGATCGACTTCTTCAACGAGTCAACCACCACGTAAGCGCCAGCGGGAACATCACCATTCAACCGGTACACGTTCCCGCCAATCGTCAACGACGGATTCGACACAGCCCCATATATGACCAGACGAAACGGCATCGGAACACGCATACGATTAGACACCATGCATGACGGACGCGAAACAGCCAGATCATAACCCATGTCAGTCGGCAAATCCAAGCCAGACACAGCAGACTCGGACACAGGCTGATACGACACGGTAACGGCATTATGACGCCATACGCCATCCAGCAAGACGAACGAAAGCGCGCACACCGGGTCGGAGGAACCAGGATGCGAGGAAGCCTCGGACTTCACCGCATAACACGATTGTGTCCAAACCTCCCCCGCACCATTCACCGCCTCCAACCGTCCCGGCTTGCCTACGGCCAGATCAGCGTCAACCGTCCGCATGAACGAGTCGAACGCAGCCGCATCGCCATAATGCACGTCAACGGAAATCTCCCGACGTTTCCTCGAAACACCAGTCAATCCACCGTTACGCACCGTATAATCCCATTCACGGCCACGCAACTCCAACGCGCCCTCGAAATCAACCGTCGCATAATCCGACACGTCGAACCGTTCACCGGTCAAACCACTCACATACGCAAGCTCACCTGCCACGACTGGCCTCCAATACATCACGGACGAAATCACGCTTGCTAGGCCAAGGACTGCTGTTACGGCTGATCTCACCGCCGATACCGTCACGGAAGCCCGCAACCTCACGACGCAGATCGTTCACGGCGGACACCAGTTCACGACTCGAATCAGGAACATGAACGTTCACCTCATACAAGCCGGACATCATCTTCTCCACACGCCTGCCAGTCGCATACGCCAAGGATTGACGCCGATACTCCAAAGCAGTACTGGACGGTTTAGCAATCCTCGAACCGGCCGGAACATCACCAGTCGCGTTCAACGTGTTCAGGAAACTCCTGCCATACACGGCGTCAATCTTCTTGACGGCTGCGGCGCGAAGCACCATCTCACCATTGGACAGCATCGCCGGAATCGAATCGGAAGTGGAAGTGCCGGGACCATAGATACGGCCACCGGTGGCATGACCGCCACCCCCGGATATCGTGTCGATGAAAGCCGTCCATGTGCGGCTAGCGATTGACTTCAGAACGGATAGCAAGTTCGACGCGACATCCAAAGCGTCGCCCATCGCATTCAACGTCGTGGAATGATAGGTGGGCACCTTGCCGATCATGCTTCGTGCCGTTCCGGCAAACGATGGCGTATTGCCGGAACCCGTCAATATGGACAACCACCCTTGCGGAATATTCCTGACCGCACGGTTGGCGATATCGGAGAACGGCGTCGTATTGCCGGAACCCGTCAATATGGACTGCCATTGCTGAGGAATGCTCTCAACAGCGTTCTTCGCAATACTGGATGGTTCACTGGTGCCATCAAGTCCGAACAGCCACGACCACCATTCATGGGGAACACTGAACACGTTCGCCTTAGCGGACTCGGTGCCCTCGCTGGTGTTATCGACGGCGCTGACGAGAATATTATTCTCAGCGAGCTTTTCACCATCGGACTCCCTATAGGAGGCGAGTTTCACCTGAGCGTCATCATCGTTGGCGTCGATGTTGAAGCTGACGCCCTTGGCGGCGGGAACCTTATTCTTCTCCACGTCCTTTATCTTGCCGGAAGCGTGGTCGATACAGTCGAGAATCCACTGTATCTGCTCGTCGGTCAGGTTCAGATAGCCGAGCTCGTCCCTGACCTTCTGCATGCGCTCCTCAGCGTTGCCCTCACCTGAGAACAGCCACTTGTAGGCTTTCTTGGACATGCCGAGAGCAAGAAGATTCTCCTTGACCTCGCCTGTCTCCCAGCGAGCATTGCCCTTCGCGTTCAACAGCAATGTGAGGTCCCTCTCGGACAAGTCGCCTTTCATCAGCTGCTCAACAAGACTGAGAACACCGTCCAACGTGGTGACCACTCCAGCTTCACGTAGCCGGATAACGATCTCTTTCTCACCATCGGTCAGACCGGATATGCCCTGCACGAGCTTATCCACCGCATCTTGGGCGATTTCCGAATGAGCGGTGATCGTGGTACCCACATCAGAGGGAATCAGACCAAGCGAATCAGCGTACCTTTCAGCAGCTTCCTCACTCATGCCAGCGGCCTGAGCCTGCTGCACGATGGCCTCACGCGCCTCATAAATGGAGTTTGCGGCCTTCTGCGTGTACTCCTCCACCTGACCGTTCTTCTCACCATAGGAGAGAAGCTGATGGGCGGACAGCAACGCGGTAGCGGCCACATCCTTCATCGCCTTGTCGGTGCGCACATAGGCGGCGTTGTTGGCGTCAGCCAGTTCGCCGTTTTCCTTGAACGCCTGACCGTTCGCCTTGACCGTCGTGGCGAGCGAGCTGAGCTTGTCGGACAGCGCGGAGGAGGAATCGGAGATCTGTTCGAGGGAACGCAGATATTTCATCTGCTCCTTGACGGATTTCTCCAAGCCTTCCTTGTGCTGCTTCTTCAACGCCTGCAACAGCGTGTCGGCGGCGATGGCGGCATCGGTCTGCTTCTCGACCATCATGCCGTACTGGTCGCTGGCCTTGTATGTCTCCTTGCTTTGCGCCTCCAACTGTTTGACGAGCTTCTTGTAGCCGGCCTCGTTGCCGCTGACCGCATCGGTCAGCGTACTGGTATTGATGCCCAGACGTTTGGCCGCGTCGGCTGCGGACGTGTAGCCGCCGCTGACCTTGACGAGCCATTCAGTGACCGCGCCGCCACCGTCCTTGCCGAACAGGAGCGACGGGTCATCCCACTGTTTCGTGGTCTCCGACTTGAAATCGTTGAACGCGTCCGCCGTCTCCTTGGCGTTGGACTTGATGCCCTTCATGCCGTCGATGACCTTGTCCATCGCCTGCTTGGATGCTTCCGCCTTCGTCGTGTAGTCGGATATCGCATTGCCGATGACGGCGATGCCCGCGCTGATTCCCAGACCGGCAACCGTCGTCCAGCCGCCGAACGCATCCCACAGGTTCTTCACGCCGGTCTTCAACGAACCGAACCTGCCGGACTGCTGTTCGGCCTGCTCCCCGGCCGAACGGATGGAGGCGATGGCCTGACCGTTCGCACCGACCAAGCCGCCCATGTCCTTGGAAGTCTCCTTGGCAGCGTTCCCCGGAAGGAGCAGCTTCTTCGAGTTAGCTTCCGCCGCCATGCCGAGGGAATTGACCTCGCTGATGGCACCGGACAAAATACCCGCATAATTGCCGGAACGCAACTGGTTCATCGCCTTAATCAGGGTGCCCATTTTCACGGACGCCTGTTCGGCGCTCAAACCCAGTTCGCTGAGCATCTTCTGGTATCGCATCGTGGACTGGATGTTCTGCAACATGCCGGTCTTCAACGACTCGAACGCCGTCTTGCCCGCACGACCGAACGTGGCCCACAATGTGATGATGCTTTTCACCGGCCCCGGCAACGAGTCGAACGCTTGGGCCACGCCGGTGGCACCCTTGGCGATGGTGCTGATAAGCGGGCTCACGGTACGCAAAGCGGACGCGAACGTGCCGCCGAACGTGCGCGACAACTGGCCCACCATGCTCGCCAAATCGGAGAACATGGGGCCCGCGTCACCCACCGCGTCAAACACCTGGCTGAACCCGTCGCGGACACCGGAACTGAAATCGCGGATTCCACCACCGGACTGCTGCAACACGCGACTCAACCCAGTGATGCCCTCGCCTACGATCTGGCCCGCGTCACCGAACACCGCGCGAGTGGTGTCCTTCAACGAGTACGCGGCGTCGCCAATATCCTTGAAAGCGTTGCGCATCTTGTCCTGAGCGTCCTGCGCACCAGCGCTCCAAGCCTCCAAAGTCTCTTGGAACTTGATGGTGTGAACGGCCTTGTTGGCTTTCGCCAAAGCCTCGGAAAAACCTTGGATACCGTTCTCGGTCTTCGCCAGAGTACCCAACGTGCCCTCAAACACGCCTATCAGGTCGAACACGGACGATTTCAGATAGCCGCCCTGTTCGATGGCCTTTTCCATCGCCTTAGAGACTTGACCGGTACGTTCGGCGGTATCCACCCAGTTCGCCCACTTCTCGGCCACGTCGGAAATGTAGGAGGCCATGCGGGGCAGATACTGGCTGGACTGGTCGCCCAAGCCGAGGAACGCGCGGGCCAGTGACTGCAAGCCCGGGTTCAGTTCGGACACCGCGAGACGAGTGTTCTCGAAGATACGCGGTAGTTGGTCGGCTTCGTTCGACTGGCGCACCACGTCGATAAGCCCGTTGAGCACCTTGCCTTCCTCGACGGCGATACCGTTCAAACCCTTGGACAGTGAGGGGGCCACGTCGTTGGCGAGACGGTACAGGTTATCCCCGTACTCGTTCCAAGCGTTGTCGCCCAACTCCTTGTTCAGGTTCGCCAGCGAGGTCTTGGTAACATCGAACTTTTCCTTCAAATCACCGAACACCCGGTAGCCCACGTAGCCTGCGGACGCCAGACCAGCCAACGCGGCGGGAGCGGCCAACGCGGCCTTGCTCATGGACACGAGGCTGACGCCGACACCGCCCGCAGTGCGTCCCAGGTTCAGGAGTCCGGCACCCAACGCGGTGACGCCGGCACCGAGAATCGACCACTTGGGAACCACCTTGTCGAGCTTGTCGAACAGGTTCACAAGACTGTCGAACTGGTTCTGCACGCCCTTCAAACCGGTCGCACCACTGGTCATGCCGGAGAAAATCTTGCCAAGGTCAGTGCCCTTGAAATTAGCGAAGATGTCGATGGTGCGGGGGCGGGTGAAGTAGGCGAGATGGGCTCGGGCCAACGCGGTCTCCAAGTCCAAATCCATCTTCAGCTCGTCGTTCTTGTCCTCGAATTTCTTCAGCTTCTCCTCGGCGCGATGCATTTGCAGGTCGAGGTCGGCTTCAAGCTCCCAACGACGTTCGGGATTGGCTTTGATCTTGGCGGCGGTCTCACGCATCGACGCGATGATTCGTTCCTGATCGACCTGCCAGTCCACGGGAATGTCGAGGCGCGTATGACGCAGCTTCTCCAACCGGGCTTCGAGCTTGTCGGCGTTGTCCTCCCACACCTTGACGCGGACGTTGACCTCATGCTCCCGGTCGAGTTTGGCGCGCAGCTTCTCCGCGTCATACATCAGTTCCGCGTATTTTTTGTCCCATTGGGTCTTATCCAATGTGGCTTTGGCGGTGATCGGCTTGCGGGATGCGAAGTCGCGCAGCTTCTTCAGCTGGTCGAAGGTATTGTTGAGCTCCTTGCCGAGGTTCTTGTCGATGCCCATGGGCTTGAACTTCTGGAACGCGGCGGAAAGCGCGTTGATCTGGGTCTCCTGCTCGTCGAACAGGCTGGTCAGTTCGCGGGCGGTCTTGCGCTGCTTGTCCATCGTGCGGCGCGAATCGTTCTGTACCGCGTTGAGGCGTTTGACGCTGGTTCCCGTGTCTTCGAACACCTCGGCCAACGCCTTCTGGCCGGCCGTGAGCTTCGACAGCTGCTGGAGCTGCCTGCGGTTCAGCTTCTCGGACTTCTCCTCAAGGTCGAGAATCTTGTTCAGACCGGAGAACAGCCGGTCGTTCTCACGGTTGAAGTCTTTGAGCCGCGCCTTGCGCATGAGCTCGGCGTCCGAATACTTGGAGATGGCGTCGGTCGCCTTCTCCCACTTCTTGGTGTTGGAGTCGATAAGACGCTGCTGTGCCGCTACCTTGTTGTCGAAATCAGCGGAGAAGAGCTTGTCCTGCGCCTTCTTGTTCTCCGCTATCTCCTTGTCTACCGCCTTCAGGTCGGCTTTCAGGCCCTTGAGCTGTTCGCGCAGCTCGGGGATGCGACTGTTCTTGTACCAGTTCGCGGTGTCGATGTTCCCGGCCTCGCGCAGCTCCTTCATCTTCTTGATGGACCAGTCAAGGGTCTTACTGACATCGGCTTGGCTGCGGGTCAACTGCTCCTGACGTTTGCGCCCGTTCTCGATGGCCTCCGCGTACATGTCGTAGGCGGCGTGCTCGTCCTTGATGAGCATGGTCTGCCTGCGGGATGCGGCCGTGGCCTCCTTGTCGTAGAGGGCGCGTGCCGAACGCATGCGGGAGAGACTGTCCTGAAGACTGTCGGCCACGGATTTCTGCGACTTCTTGACGAACGCCTCCGTCTGGCCGGCGGTCCGCTTGATCTGGTTGGAAAGCCGGTGAATCTTCTCATTGAACGACGTATCGTCCAAGTCGAACCTGCTGGTGACCGGCTTCTTCTCCCACTGCTTCCGCTGGGCCTGCATGGCCTTGTCGATGGCACGCAAGCCGGACGGGTCGCCGTCGATCTTCACCACGTTGGTGAGGGTCTTGCCGTCAAGGTCGCGCATCTGCTCCTTGGCGCGTGCGACGCCCTTCGTGTTCACATCAACGGTGACCTCGGGGTGACGAGAATGCAGTTCCGCGTTGAGAATCTTCCAGAAATTATCGGTGTCCGGGCGAATATCGACGCCGACCGCGCCAGCGGAATACAAGGCCATGAGAAAACCTCCGGGAGGATAAACGAAAACCCCTCGTGGAATGCGAGGGGTTTTCTGCTAGAAACTGTTGCCGCCGAACACGGCACCCAACATGCCCGTGATCTGGGCGAACGACTTGCCCGCCGTGGAGAACGATTTCGGCCCGACCGAATCGGGCTTGACCACGGTGCCGGGCGGATAGACGGGCTGCGGCTTCGACTTCTTGTCGCCCATCATGCGGGCGATCATCACGCGAATCATCTCAAGCTGGTTCGTCATGCTGAGCATCAGCATCTGCGACTGCCCGTAGGTGAGGTAGGAAAGACGCGGCATGCTTTTCGCGTCTTCCCGTGGGAGCGGATGGTGTTCGGCCATCCACGCGCGGTACAGGCTCCCGTCAACGCCCTCCAAACCGTCCAGCAGGTCGCACAGCCATGACGGCTCCATGCGGCCCATACTGGCGGGGAGGTTGATGTTGTAGAAGCGTTGGAAGTCGGCCGAGACCGCTACTCTGCATTCTCCAAGCGCGTCTTGGAGGCGCTTGATTTTCCCAGTGCCACCGAATAGAACGTGGTCAGGGACACCAGCAGCACGTACAGGTTCTCCAAGGTGCGGCCACGGGTGAACTCGTCCCACTGCTTCTCGTCGGCCGCGATTTCGCGGTAGAACATGTCCGCGTACTGCACGATCTCGGCCATGAGGATGACGGCTTCGGACTCGTCGTACTTCGGCTTCTTCTTCGGCTTGTCGGCCTCATCGTCGCCGAATAAGCCCATGTCGCCCAGTTTCCCGTTGCGTTCGGAGATGCGCTGCCATGTCACCGAGAACTCGGCGGACTGGGCCACGTTCAGCTCCTGCGGCTTCGCCATGTCGGGCAGTCCCGCGAACAGCGGCTGCTCCTTGAGCTCGTCCCATGTCTCCGGCATCTTCGCGTTGTCGGTCGTGTTCTTAGTGTTCTCTGCCATCATCGGCTCCTATCCGTGGAAAAGAATGATTCTGAAAAGCCCTATCCGTGGAAAGAGGGGGTTCCTTGCCGCGCGGATAGGAGACGCGGCAAGGAAGAGACGGGTCAGACCGTGAAGTCGGACGGCGCGAAGTAGGCGACGGACGTGAACTTGCCGTTCTTGTCATGCGGAAGCGTGCTGGATGTCTTGATGTTCGCCTGAGCGGAGAACTCCACGAACGAATCCGTGGAAAGAGCAGGCAGACTGGAGAACGCGATGTCCGAGTTCGGCAGCAGCAGGCCGGCACGGCCGGTCGTGTTCGTGTCGGACCACAGGATGAACAGGGACTTGTTGATGGGGGTCTTCTCCAAGGAGAAGGCCACGCCGGCGCCGGTCATATCGACCGCGTTGTAGAAGGTCTTGAACGTGCCCTTGTCGCCCTGCACCGAATTGAACGTCACAGTGCCGGTGGTCTGGGCGTACTGGGTGCGGAACGCCACCTTGAGCCAAGTGCTCAACGTGGTGGCGTCGCCGCCGTCCAACGCGAACTCGGGCAGGTTGTCGTTCGACATGTGGCCGAGGTTCGTCCACATGCCGTCGCCCACGCCCACGGTCGCCGCCTCGACGGTGAACTGCTTGAGCAGTGCGGAGGTAATGATGGTCTCGGCCTTCGCCATGAAGATCGTTCCTCGGACGGCGGTCAACACGCCGTCGTCGTGGATGCCGATTTCGTCAGCCATATCGTTTTCCTTTCAAATATGGAAAACCCCGCAGCCGTGTAGGCGTGCGGGGTCTGATTGTGTGATTGATGGTTTTTCAGATAAGGTCAGCCGCGTGGGGACGCGGCCTGTATGCGTTTCGTGGAAGTCCACGCGACGATGCTTTTGGAACTGGTCATGTCGCCGGAAGACCGGGACTCGAAACCGGGATTGTCCACTATCCGCCCGATCTTCCCATAGTCGGTGCCGGGCCGGTAGGGCCATGCGGATATGCAACGGTGCAGCCATCCGCAGATGCGGGCCACCCGTTCCGGGTCACGGCCCAACACCGTCAAAGACAGCGTGTACTGCCATATCCAAGCCTTCAGATTCCAGTCGGGCTGCTCAGGAGCACCGCAATGGTAGAGAATCACGTCATGGGACAACAGGAGCGAATCCGTGGCGGGCGTGACCTCCGGTTGGATGACCGGCCTGAAATCACGGTCCTTCCATTCGACGGCGTCCAGGTAGGCGCGTGTCATGGCGACCGCATCCAACTGTTCCCTTACGGAAAGGTCGAATATCGTGGGGTCAGACATATTTCGCCTCCGACATGATGAACAATCCCGGCATCCAAGCCAGCGGGCTTTTGATGCCGTACTTGTGTTCCAGCCACCGGTTGAAGTAGCCGAACTCCAAGTGAGAGGCGATCTCGGAACCGTCACGGCCCTTGACGCTCATGATGACGGCGGTGTGCGTGCCGTGAGCGTGAGTGCTGATGTCGATGCGGTTGGCGACGGACGAATGCTTCGCCTTCATGTCGGCCAGCGCCTTGGCTTTCGCTTCGACCTTCTCCGCCACGGGACGGGTCGCTTCGGCTCCGAACAGTATCGCCATGTCACGGTTCAGCACATTCGCGGGCTTCAAGTTCACGTACCCCATGTGCGGCTCCCCTCGGGCGGGACAGGCGGTTTCAACCCGTTGTCCTCGGTCGCATGGCCGATGCACCTCGCGGTGATGTTCCAATGGTGGGCGGCATCCGAGGCGTGACGCATCTCCATAGGCGGGCCGTCAACCTCGTAACAGGCGTTATCGAGCCAGAACTGCGTGTTGATGTCCCCATGCCATTCCGGCGCGAGAACGATCGCCAACGCATCCTCACGCAGGCCACCGGTCGTTTGCGGCGTGGTGTCCTGCGCCCAGTTCTTGGAAAACGTGCTGTTCTTATTGATTCGAGGCTCGAACGAGCAGTAACAGTAGGAGGCGTCCCCATCCGGCACCGTTCCGGAACCGTAGACGGTTTCGACCGGTTTCATCGGCTGCACCACGATCATGTCGCGGTGCAGCAGGTCATCCGTGATACGAGGCTCCAACTCGGTATCGTCGTACAGGTGCCCGCCGCCGAGTTCATCCAAATCAACACCGTCGTAAAGGTGTCCCAAGTCCAATGTTTCATCGGCCATAGGGCCTCACAATCCGTAGATTCGGCTCAACCCGACACCAATGGTGCCTACGGGGCCGTGTCCCTCCGCGTAACCGTCAAGCAACTGCTTTTCGCGTTTGCTCACATACAGGTTGGGACTGGCATCATAGGCGGGCGGATTAGGCTGGGGGTCATGCTCCTCATACGAATAGTTGCCGTTCGACTCGGATTTGAACCGGTGCCATCGCATGACGCGAATCACCATCGAGCAGACCACGTAGGCGAACGTGTCCTCGCTCAGGTCGCCCGAATTGAGACGGGGTTCCGCGTCGCCGGATTCGGTCAACGCCATTTCGGCGGCGATACGGCAACGTGACTTCACCCATTCGTTCGGATAGGCGTCGGCTAGCCCGGGCTGGTCAAGCAGACTGACCTGCATGTGTTTCATCCAGTCGATGCCGTCAACGCTTGCCATGACGGCTCCTACAGGACGTTGGCCTTGAACGTGCTGACGGCATCCTGCAATACGGGCAGCGCGGAGCCGTTGACCCAGATATCGTAGTTGGCCGGAGCCTGATGGGAGAGCATGGCGGCGACAAGACCGTCGTTGACGCTCTTGCTGATCTCATACTCGGAGTTTTGGGCTTCGGCGGTCGGGCCGGAAGCGGTGAAGCCAAGGGTCGGGTCGTTGAACGAGGGAAGCATGACGAACGTGGCATCGGGGATGAGCGTGGTGGTGTCCACGTCCATCTTGAAGCCGCCGTCCAGTTCAAGGTTCTCGTATTCGAGGTCGAGCATACGCACGTCGTTCAGCTGAAGCTGGCTGGCGAGAACGCCCAGCACCTGGTCGCGGGTCAGTCGTGGCTTGGAATGAGCCAAGTCCATGCCGGACACTTCCTGACGGAACTGTTCGTTGACGCGCAATGCGTCGATGACCTTCGACGTGGTGAACGCGGCGTGCGGTGTACGGCCCTTGTTCTTGCGCATGACCTCAATCCAACCCTGAACGTCGGCAATCGGGTCGGAAGTAGCCTGGGACCAGAGAGTGGTCGGAGTCTGATTATGCTGCTTGGCCGGACGGCCGAACGAGTAGACAACGTTCGCGCCGTTCTCGTTGATGGTGATCTTGCCATCCATCATCGCGGAGATGGACTCAAGTTCAAGGGTCACGGCGGCGGTCTGGCCCAGATGCGTGGTCTTGGCTTCGGCCTTGTCGTGGATGAACTGCTTGTCGTTCGCGTGCTTGGCCATATCACGTTCGGTGATGTGGTCCATGCCGGACAGGGGCAGAAGGCCCGTATGCTGTTCGGCGGACTGTTCGACCATCGAAGTGTGGCCGATCTCGGCGTCCAGCGCACGACGCTGCATGGCGTTCGTGGAGAGCGTCGGCAGATTCGGCGTCCAAGAGACGGTCCATTCGCCGTCATTGGACTGGATGGGAAACATGGTGGAGAACGGGAGAATGCCGTTCACGTAATCGAAGCCCGCCTGCGCAACCTCGGTGGCTTCGCTCGGCGGGAAGATTTCCTTGTCCAATGCCATTGGATATTTCCTTTCAGATATGAGAAAACCCGCCACGAGGGGCGGGTTTCAAAGAATCGGTTTAGACGGGGTGTCAGGCGATGGTGATGGTGTTCGACTTGTTGTCGGTGCCGACCCAAGTGCCACCGGTGATGGCACCAGAGGTGTTCTTGGTCAAGGTGATGGACTTCACGCCCACACCAGCGGAACCGGCAGCGCCAGCCGAACCGGACAATGCGGTGACAGCATCATCCTCGACATCGTAGAAGCAGCCGCCCCACTTGGCCTCGTCGGCGGGAACGACCGGCAGCTTGCTCTTGATAATGTCGCCACGGTAGCGAAGGCCCACATAGGTGTCATCGACCTGCCAGCCGGAATAGGTGACGTTCACGGCGACGGCGGACTCCAACAGGCCGGCGATGGCGGTCTGACGGCCATCGGTAGCCTTCGGGTCATACGGGCCGTAAGCGCCCTTGTTGGTGCCGCTCGTGATCTTGGCGAGCGGAATACCGGAACGGATGTAGATGGTCGTGGCTGTCGGGCTGACCCCGGTCAGGTACTTGTTGCGCAGAGTCTCGTCATCGACGTTGAACAGTTCGGGGACGATGGTCACGGAGACCACGCCGCCCGTCTGCTCGCCGAAACGCCACTCATTGTTTTCCTCAACGGTGGTCAGGCCGGTGCCATGCACCATTTCAATAGGAAGCGCCATGAGTATGGCTCCTTTCATTTGGTTTGCTTGTTATGGTTGCGGCGGCGGGCGTTCTGACGGTCCATCGCACGCTTGTAGGCGTCGCCGCGCTTTGGTTTCGGATTGAACTCGCCCTCGGGGTTCTCGGCCTTTCGGCCCACGCTGCGAAGAGCCTCGGCTTCCGGCACCTGAACACGACCGTTCGGCTGAACGCCCAACGGCGAACCGGGTTGGATGGGGTTGAGCTCCGCATAGGACTTGGCGAAGTCCGCGATATCCTCCGGCGTGCCATCACCCTTGTACAGGGCTTCAAACACCTTGTCAGTGACCTGCGGATACGTGCTCTTCGCAATCAGACGCGCGTTGTCGGCACGCACCTGGGCAAGCTCGGCCTGAACCTGCTGCACCTGCTTGAGGTTCGCTTCGGCCTGCTTCTCGTTCTTACGGCTCATCGCCTTCCACTTGGCGAGCTCGTTGTCACCGGGGTTTTCCTCCGGCTTGACGTTTTCATTGTTTTCCTGAATGTCGGCGGTCGTTTCTGCCGCGCCCGTTTCAGGCTGAGACTGCTGAACCGTTTCGGTTTCGGCAGTGTTCTGTTCTTCCTTGGTAGGCATCCGCCCGCCCCTTTCATTCACGCGGCCAAACCGAGGGTCGACCGCAGGTATTGGAGCCACGCCCTCTGATAGGACATGGCTTGTCTTAAATGCACCGAAGGCCGGAAGCTGTACTTTCGACCCTCGAATGGAAAATCGTCTTCCTCGCCCGTATCCAGCACTTTCTGATAATGCTGTTGGAACTCCATAGCCCTCGCGTACATGCGCTGCAACGCGGTGCGCGTCATCTTCAGGTCGGGGATATGCCATTCCGGCGCGGGAGTGCCGTCATCGTATTCACGCCGCCACTGGGACTGCGTGAGAATCGGCCCGATCTCGCTATGCGATTCCATGATGACGCGCACGCTTTTCAGGTCGGCGGCTGACGTGCTGCCAGCCTTCCTGTAGATGGCGTCCAAATCCTCCCGGTTGAGTTTCAGACCGGGGTCATTGTTCGCGGTGATCGGGGCGACGGTGCATTTGCAGTTGTTGTGCATGGGCAGAAGGTCGGCCGTGGAAAACACGTTCGTGGCCGCGACGGCGCACAGGCCGCACGTGCCGGTCTTGGAAAGCTCGGGGTGTATGACCCTACGGTATTTTCTGACGCCGGAACCGTGGAATCGTTGCGTGGCCGCACTGTTCATGGCTATCTGACCATCGGTGTTCGCATTGTCCGTCAACCGTTTCACGGCGGCGTCAAGCCAATCATCGACGGCCTTCTGCACGTAATCGTCCAGATTGTCCCATGCCAGCGGGCGTATCGACGGGTCCCTTACGGCCATGCTCCGATAGGCGTCGGCAGGACGCACGCTCACCGCCCACGGGTCGGTGTTGTCCCTTGTGACGATGTATTCGGGAATCTGACCATCCGAAGGCACGTTCACCATGCCGAGCATCACGTCCGCATAGGAGACGCCCAGATGACGCATGGCTTTGATGAACGCGATCTGGTTCTGTGTTATCCACGCGGACACGCCCTGTGTTATCGCGTCGTTCCACCAGTCGGCGGGGTCGAGCGACTTCCACATGTTCCACGCACGCTGTACGTAGGCGTCGACCAGCGCCTGACGCTGCCGTTCCATGACGGTCAGCGCCTGTGTCATGTCGGCCATCACGTCACCTCATTGGTGGAGTCCAACGTCTCGTCGCCCAGAACGTCGTTCAGGTCAGGGATGGTCGATGTCGAATCCAACGTGTCCTGCAAGATGGGAGCCGACTGCTGTGAGGTCTTGCCTTCGACCAGAGTGTTCTCCTGACTCAGAGCGGTGGCGAAAGCCGTGTCCTGCAAGTCCTGCATGGCTTCGGCTATATCCATCTCGCTCATGTTCAGGAACCGTCGCATGATGGTTTTGACCGGTAGCAGTCCCTTCACATAGTTGGCGGCTTGCGCCTGCTCCAAATCGGTGGGAGTCTCGACCGGCTGCCACATCGTCTCGAAACGTTCATCGGCGGCGGACTGCTGGCCGCTTGCGACCAACGCCATGCGAAGCAACAGCACGAACGCATCATTGGCACGCTCGTTCATGTCCTGCACCTTGAGCCTCAACATGCGGGTGGTGAGCTTCGCCCCCGCCGCGCTGCCGGAAACGTCAGGGCTGAGAATCGACAACGGGGTGCCGGACGCGCCGGCCAACTGTTTGATGTCCGTGTTCGCGGCGGAGACGATCGGCGTGATGTCCGTCACGGAGCTTTCGCCCATCTTCGCGTCCTTCGGCATCAGCCACAAGGCGGCGGGGCCAAGCTCGAACAAGGACGAGTAGTCGATCTTTTCGCCGGCACGCGCACGGTTGGCCTTCACGGCCGGGTCCTGCTTCGTGTAATACTCGGGAAGGTCGCCGGACACCCAACGCTGTTTGAACGCCTGCATCTCCTGAATGCAGAAACGTTGGAAACGCTGCTGGTCGATGGCGCTCAACGTCGGAAGATGAGGCTCGAACTGGCCTCGACCGGTCGCGGTCTTCAACTGGACGATGGGCAGGCAACCGCAGTCACGGGCGAAATCAAGACCATCGGAACTGGCCGCGCCCACCCATTCGAACAAGGCGGGCAACGACGGTTTCTTCTTGGAATCATCGTTCGCCAGCTCATACACGGCATCCTCATAGTCGGGACTGTCGGTCGGCAGCGTCCGCGACTCCACCTCACGTCTGGCGACACGACCATACACGTCGGTCACATTGCCCTTATCGTCACGGACCAGACGGTACAAGGCGATGTTCTCGGTGCCTTCATCCGCGTCATACGAGTAGACGATGGCCGCGCTCTTATCGTCGGAAACGACGGTATCCCAAGGGCTGAGCCTCGAAATGTAGGCCGGGTTAGGCGTCGACCACGCCTGCGCATAGGCGGCACCGTAAATCGATGCGTCACGCAGCATGTTCAACGATTTCAGGTTCATGCCCGACTTCTGCCACATGTCGTCCGCTGCGGTGGAACGCATCGCCTTGTCCGACACCAGACGGAAGCCGGTGGGCTTCTCCGAGGTGATGACCGCGTTCGCTATCGTGCTCGCCAAGTTCATCGGGCAGATGTCCACGAACCTGCGGTAGATGTCCGAACTGGTCACATCCATGTTGCGGGGGACCGCCTTCGTGGGCACCGTCTCCTTGCCGTCGTAGAACGTTTTCAACCGGCACAGCATGGGGATACGGTTCACCAGCCGGTTCGCCAACCGGGTAAGCACCACGCCGTCGCCTCCCGGTTCGACATCATCGGGAACCAACGACTCCAACTGCACGGCCATATCTCACCGTCCTTCTAATAAGTCACTCGGGTAACGTGGGTGCGCACCCTCGGCGCACGGGAACTGGCCTGTTCCAGATAACGGGTACGCGCCGTATATGCGAGGACGCCTGCGATGCAGGCGTCTATCTTCAACGGACTGTTCGGCGTCTCCTTGTACACGAGGTACTGAGTGGAGCCATCGGCGTTCGTCCTGCGCAGGTTCTTCCTTCGCGCGTTTCTGAAATGCGCGAGAAGCCTCGGGTCGGCCAACAGTGCGACATCACCGATGACGGGATTGTCCTCGTCATCGCACGCCGTCCATTCACGGCAGAACGCGGTATGCATGTCCACATACGCCTGCTTCATGTCCGACTCCCAATTGTTCGTGTGGAACATGATCGGGTCGCCGTTGTTGCGCTGGCCCACAAGGTCGAGATACGAGTAGTCGGTTTCCCAGCCGATAATGAGGTCACGCCAGCCGTGGACATCCGCGAAGAAGCCGACAACGTTGTAGTTGTCCAGCATCCAGCGAACCTTGCGGTCGAACGCCTCCACATCGACCTGCCAGTCAGCGGCCTCGGGGCCTTCGGGCTTCTGTTCCAGTTTGATAAGGAACAACAGGCCGTCCCTGACACGGCAGCCGACCAAGGCGGTCGCATCATCGGAAAGCGAACCGTCGAAGCCAAGCGTTATCTCGTCCTCGTCCGAAATAATGTCCTTCCAAGGCGCTGCCTCGTCCAAGTCGGTGCCCTCGGGAACGCCCGCATACAATGCGATGCCCGCGAGATGGCTTTTCAACAGGGATTCGGACAGCCAAGCGTCGGAAACGCTCGTGAGACTGTTCAGGTAGTAGCGAATCGAATCGCCCACATCGGAAGCCGGGTCGAGGATATCCGCGATAGGGCCGCGAATATCAACCCAGCCGTCCTTCGACGGGCCCGGCTCCACGCCGGGGGAGCGAAGCGAATACCCGTCATCGCTCACACCCTCGTCGTTGACCGGCACGATGCTGCCGTCAGCGAGAATGATATGGTCCTTGCCGTCCCTTGACTTCGCGGCGGAACCATACGCCTCATACAGGCCATGCTTCAGTTTGCCCGCATCACCCAGGTCCTCGATGTTCAAAGGCGAATACCTGTGGTCGAACAGCAGCTTCGGGTCCTTGATGCGACCCTCTCGAATATCCTGAGCGTGCTTGTAGGTCTCCTCGGCGATACTGTTCTCGCCGGGACGGTACATGGTCGTGGTTTCCAACACCCACGGTTCGGCGTCGCCCATACGCTTCGAAAGATTACGTTTCAGCGTATGATACGTGGCCTTCAACCGGGGAACGTTGTACAAGTGGGATTCGTCGGCGATGATGAACGTCTGCTTGCCGCCGTCATGCGTGGAAGAACCGGTGGCACCGGGCTTGATCGAACCACCCTCCGGCAGCAGGATACGGGTTTCACCGACATCAAGACCATAACCGCGCAACTGGCTCAAAGGCCCGTTCTCGCAGTTGTACTTCATTACCTGATAAACGTTATCCGTCTGTTCTTCGGCGGTGGCGATGCACACCACGTTCGGGCCCTGCACGGGACGGCCCATAGGCTCGCCCGGCAGATACTCGTAAGTCTGGCCGAGGAACGTGTAGGTTTCCCCGCCCTTCGCCCAACCGGCGAAACGGCATGGGCCCAAAGCCTCGAACAAACCCAGACGGCCACCCTTGCCGGACTTGTCACAACCCTTGGGGCGACTCAGGAACACATGGTTGAAACGACGCTGCCCATACTTGTCGAGCGCGTAACAGTCCACGTAGAACCGCGCATACTCAGGACTCTCATACACGGGCATGTCATACGCGGGTTCCGAACCCACGACGCAGAACGACTGTATCCACCACAAGGCAAGCCAGCCAAGCGAACGCTCCCTATCCTCGGCGGTCAGATTAGGGATAACGTCATGCATCAGCCCACCGCCCGACGCTGCCTACGTGCTTCCTCCATGCTGATGACGTTCGAGGAACCCGAATACGAGGACGCCTTCAAATCATTCGCCTGAGGCGCGTCGAACTTCAAATCGTTACGCGCCTTCGGAGTGACGCCGATCATGGCCTCACGCTGGCGAATCTCAGCCGCCAGAATCGCACGCCCCTTACGGGAACGTTTGAAATCATCCTTGAGCAGCGCCGTATCCAACACGAAATCCCAGTCAGGGCCGACGCCCATACGCTGAGCCAACGGGCTACGACGCAAATCCTCATACCAGCGGCGAGTGACCGGCAACCATTCATCGCCCGTATCCGGGCGAACATCAGGCAGTTCCGGCCCAACCGGCTCCTCGGGACTGCTCAGCAAAGGCATCGCGGCTATCTTGGACGCCCTACGCCCGTTTCCTGCCATGATTCACGCTCCGTTTCCGCCCATTCCGGGCTGTCCGACGCACGGGCTTTTCGCCCCTGCACCGGTCGTGAACGAGAATGCGGTTCTCCAAAGTCGCTGAATGCGACTTCTCCAAAGGAACCTTCCACTCAAAAGCCGCGCCGTCAGGCCCGGCACTATCTACATCGACCAGTCCGCCGCACTTCTGGCAACGGCCGGCACACTTCTCAATCACCTGCGAACGGGTGAAAGACTCGACAACCATCCGAGGCCGTTCAGCCGGTTCCACCGTCCGCTCATGCAACACGGTTTCAGGACGCGACGGCAGCTCGGGATGCAGTTGACGTTTACGGAAATACCTCAAACGGCACTTGTCCGAACAGAACAAGCGAGAGGAACGCTCAGGGTCGAACCATTTGAAGCACACCGGACACATGCGGGTGCGCAGTCTCCTCAACGGAGTGCCGGAATAGTAGTTCCGGTTGTAATGCTCCCTGCACAACCCTTTGGCGCACACCGGGTTAAGACACCCGAACACAGCGCAACGCTCTATCGAAAAGCCGGCCTCGAATACCATTCGGCCTCCTCGCGGCTCCTACGCTTTTCCACCCGAGCCTCACCACTCTCACGAGCGGTTTTCTGCTTATGGTGATATGAGCACAACGCCCACAGGTTCGACGGGGAATCATCATCAGGCTCACCGTTCTTCGCGCGAACCTTATGATCGACCTCATTGGCAGGATAGCCGCAAATATGCTTCGCCCCCGTATGCCAGTCGGTCACAATCCACTGGCATCGATAGTGGTCCCGCTCCAATATCCGCTTGCGGGTCCGCTCCCATCCGGGATTGAACCGTGCATCACGGTTGGAAGATGACCAAGCCATGATGACTCCTTATGTATATAAGGGGACGGAACCGGTGGGAGCGTGGCGAGCGAGCATTCCAACGGGGTTAATCCACATACAGGGGAGTTGGTCCACGAGTCACCGGTTCCTAGAGGCAATCCCGAGAATCGAACTCGAACCTGCGCCTTACGAGAGCGCCGCTCTTCCAATGAGCTAGAATGCCATGCCCCCCACTAGGGGGCGCTATTCAGTTATTGCCGTACGGCATGGCGTGAAGCCGCCGCCGGCGACTGGCGATGACTGAGAAGCTGTCACCGCCAAGAGCTGCCTCTTCTCAAGGCATCGCATACCCGGGAAGAATCAACTTCCGTAACCGGTTTTGGAGACCGGTGCCTGAACCACTCGGCCACGGGCATTTGGGGTAGTCAATTGTTTAGGCTGGCTGACATACCTTGACCAGACAGCGGAGAGAATGGGAGTCGAACCCACACGCCCGTCAGGGCAGACTGTTTTCGGAACAGTTGCCGCCGCCAATCGGCTGGCCTCTCCAAATCTCGCAACGCATTGCACGATCAGTATGCAACGATCTCCGGGCGCTACCCGACATTCTCTGCAACCAAAGCCGCCTAGGTGCTCAGCCCCAGTTCTCTGCCAGATTCTTGAACTACATTGCGATTGTGGTGCCGGAGAGAATCGAACTCCCATCGCCAAAGGCGGCGGTGTTACAGACCGCGCGCACTCCACGTGCTCGACACCGTGGAAGCCATCCCAGACTCCCACCCCCCGGTGAGGAAGGGGCACTCCTCAGCCGACATCAACCCACGCGAAGCGGGGAATCAGCACAATGCCGTGCGGAGATTCTGCACGACGCCGGTTCACGGGCGGTCAAACCCCAACCGACAGTCACGACCTTGACCGGCCTTACTGACCATCCTGCGGATGATGCAAGATTTGCACTTGCGAACCTTTTACGGTTTACGGCCTAGCAAGCCGCCGCATTCGTCTACTCTGCCAATCATCCCCGGCCACGCCCCCGGTCCAAGAAAACAACATCAACGCAAAAACGGAACTCCGAAGAACTCAACCTGTATGAATCCTCGTAAATTGTTTTTTTGACGGTTTGGTTTTCAAAAAGGGCGTGGCCTAGTCGTGAGAAAGGGAATCGAACCCACAACGCACCGGGTTTGAGCCGGCGTCCTCTACCAATTGGGATATCTCACGCAGATACAAGAAAACCCCGCGACTGCGGGGCCTTGCCTTGTCAGGAATCTGAGCTTCGCTCCATTCCCCGACAATCCATCTACACGATAGTTTACTCACAACAAGCGTTGCAGCAAGCGTTGCAAGAGTATTTCCTACACCAATGAAACGCTAATTCAAAAAACAGCCCAGCAGATCATTCACGAGCAGAACCATTGTCCGTGCGGCCCCCACGTCTTACCGGGGTGGGGCTCTCCCACCCCCATGTGTGCGCGTGCGTGTGCGCGTGCGTGTGGGCGTGTGTGTGCGTGTGCGCATACGTGTGCGTGCGCGTATCCGCGCGTGTACGCGCGTAGGCGTGTGCGTATGGGCGCGTGCGCATACATGCGTGGTTATGGGACTGTGAGCGGCGGCGGCATGAGGTTGAGTGATGTTGGCTCATGTTTGGTGATTGTTGCATGGTGTAACTGTTGTATGTGCAACTATATGAGTATGGGAGTAGTGGCGTGGGCTCTGTGGTTTGACGGTTTTTGTGGTGGTTATGGTGGTTTCGACACGCCGGTAAACGCTAGTAATTGCAATGGTTTTGGTGGTGGTTTGCGATACCGATTTGCACTCCGTATGGGGTGCATGTATAGTGATAGCTATCAACCACGGAACGACAAGAAGGGAACCACGAGATGAACACCACGGAGATTAAAGCCAAGGCCTTTAGAGCGGCGGTAGACCTGGCCACGGTATGTAAGCCCTGCACCTATGACAACGTGCTTGACCTCACGGCCATGTCCCTCGGTATCGAGATGGACGACAACGAGGAATACCCCGCCGAGCTATACCGCAAGTTTGACAACGTGTGGAATGACCTCAACAAGTAATCAGCGCGGCCATAGTGGCTAACGCTAGGGTGCAAGTCCCTAGTCGCGCACTTAGTCCCCTCTATCCAAAACTCATAGTGAGCGGCGGGTAATCAGGCGGACATGCTCATTGATAACTAAAAAGTGTTGCCAAAAGTCGGTTGTAATCTGCGTAGTGAGAGTACGTCAAACAAGGTTGCATAAATGAGTTGCGTCTACCGGCGTCTAGCCTACCGGGCTAGTGAGGATAAGAGAGCGGGTATCCGGCATGGAATTGTCCCCGCTATGGACGTTGCCACTTATGGTGGCAGACATGGAGATATCTCGATATCTTCTTGCGACGGCTAAACCGAGCGTCTGGAATTGTATAATTGGGCCCACCGATCATAAGTGAGGTGGGTTATGAGTCTAAGGGAGCTAAGGCAGAAGCGAGGATATACCCAACGTCAACTAGCCGATAAAATCGACGGAGTTGGCTATGGGCGTATCGCTGATTACGAGAATGGGCGGCGTCCGATTGAGGGCATGTCACTTGGCGTTGCGCTGAAAATTTGTGACGCTTTGCGCGTGAGTAATCCTCGCAAACTGTTAGAGGCTGATAAGCCAAAAGAAAACACTAACGATTAGTTGTTAGGTGTGTGCCCTAATCAATTCTTCGCCTGACTGTAGGCATCGTATGCAGTCGGCCTAGCTCACTGGGTTTATCCCATAGTCTAGGCACTCATAGCGTGTCCCAAGGTGGACGGGATACGCTGGAACCTGTTATATCGAAAGGTGGTGAGCCGTGCCGGTTGGCGATATCGTCGTTGACCCGCGTATCCAGACTCGACATCCCGACGTGTCCGCTGATTCGGTGCGCGTGGCATGGTCGAACGTCGTGCGGTTTATGGCGCGTGAGGATACCGACCCGTTGCGTTATGTGGCGGTTGGATACGACGAGTACGGGCGTTTGCTGGAAATGGTGGCGGTACTAGATGAGTCGGATCGTTGGCATGTGTTCCATGCCATGCGTGCGACGCCGAAGGTGCTGCGGGAACTGAAACTTTTGTAAAGGAGGAAGTGTCATGTCTTTTGTTGCGAAGGGTGGCCGTGTGGTCACTGATGACATGTTGGACAAGTGGGCCGACGATGCGGATAACGGCGAGTTCGGCGGAAGGCCGGGTGCGGTGTATTCCGGGCCTGTCGTTCCTGTCGCTCAGGCGGATGCTGTCAGTCGGACGTTTTCGTTAAGCGCTGACATGTCGGCCATGTTGGATGCCGTCGCTAAACGTCGTGGCGTGTCCGCTGATGACATCATGCGGCACGCGCTGGTGCGTGAGTTCGCGTCAGTGTGAGCTGTTCGGCGTGCTGGTTTTCCGACACGCCGATTTGTTTAAACCAAAATGATACGTTATGCTATCAATTATCAAGCCCAATCGGGCAAGACAAAAGCAAGTTTGAGAACTTAACAGTGTTTCCCTACATGCAAATGATACATTTTGCTGTCATAATTGGTTTACCTACTACTAGAGAAAGCGGGTAAGCCTATGGGACTTAAGGAACTGCGCAAACAAGCCGACTTAACACAAGTTGAGCTAGCCAAGCGCACTGGAATAGCGCGAACAATCATCAGCAGTTATGAGACCGGGCGGCGAGACGTTCGGAACATGACTCTTGAAAACGCTTTGAAGATATCCAGTGCACTCAACTGCCAACCGAGCGACCTGATGCGTTAAAAGAATGCGGCTAAGTAGCGCCAACTACCTAGCCGCGTGCCTTAAGTTGAAAGTTCTCTAACCAATCAATCAAATCGAGGCTGTGCTATCTTAGCACGCCTCACATGGAAGTGAGGAACCATGCGTAAAATTCTGGCGGCTTCAGCCGCGTTAATCACACTTTTCACCCTGTCCGCTTGCGGTAGTGATACCGCGAACATCCCGCAATGTGAGAACGAAGACGGCTCGGGTCAAGCTGGACTCTGCTACTGGGATAGTGCTCGAATGGGCAACGGACGCGGTACCGGACTGTACATCTACCAAGACGGCATTCTAATCGACGAACGCTACTAAGTCTTTCAATCAGATTCATTCAGTCGCGCGGCTGTCTCCGCGCTTCATCAATTCAAGGGAGATTCACAATGTCTCGGATAATCATCAAACAGACCGTTATCAACGATACCCGCGTGAGCGTCAAGCAGTGGGATAAGCCGCTGTTGGGCCGGTTCCCGTATACGGTTGTAGTGCAGTACCGGTTCTATGAGCCGGACGGGCGCGCGTACTGGGCTATGGTGCCGCTCGGCCCGGAACATCGCCAGTGCGAAACCGTGGTGGATATGCTCACGCGGTTCGATGAAGCCGTGGCATGGGCTGGGCGAGACGGTTATCATGCCGTCAAACCATGCAAGATGGCGGCTTAACTGACCTGACCGCGATAGCGCGGCGCATTATCCGCGCTTCACGCCCATTCGGGCAAATTTCAATCAATCAAACCTATAGATCCTATATCACACTAATGGAGGTGTGCCATGCCTGAAGAAATACTGAATCCAAGCGACTTCCACGTTGGCTGGTTGGCCCACTCGTTGGCCGGCTACATCTACGTTATCGTCAAAGCCACTGACAAGACGGTGACGTTCGATAAATACGATACCGTCTGGCTTACCGTTCGGCGTGTCCGGCGTAAGCGTTTCGAGTGGATTGAAGGAGGCTACTTCAAGGACGGTGCATTCACGTTCTGGCCGAGTGATTTTCTCCCGCCTGAGAACGTCTTCAGCCGCAACGATTTCATCCAATCGCATGAGTTTAAGGCGGTGGCATGATGGCACGCTACTTCTACGCTTTCCGCTGGGCTTATGGTATCGGCGCGACATGGGATGACGGGTCATGGCCGGGTGAGCTCTACGTGTTCGAGTCGAGGGCTGAGCGTGACGCTTGGGTTGCCGACGACGTGTTTGATGGCAATTGGCATTGTGAGGCCATCACGGCAAGAGAGGCGCGTCATATCATGGCGGACACTGTTATCGGTTTTGATAATGATATGGCCGCACGGTACGACGGTAGCCGGTCGGCTGTCGAACGGTACGCGCCTACCGCCGAATTGGTCAGGGCATGGCGGCGTATCGACATGCAACTTAACCCAGTTGCGTATATGGGTGAGTGATCGACCATGATTGACCATTACCGTTGCAAGTCGTTTCCCGTGGCTGTTGCCACTCAATCGCATTATGAGGCCAAAGGTTATCCCGTGGAGCTAGTCCCGTGGGGTAGGGGCTACATGGTGCGAGTCCATCGTTAATAAATCGTTGTGGGGCATGGCGTTGTGGCCGTGCCCCTCTTGTTTAAGGGAGATTCAAAATGTCCATTACCGTTAAAGATGTTGCCGACATGGTGGAACGTGTTGACGAAAAACTATCGCCATTGACGCGCTATGACGGTTTCCAACCCTATGAGGGCATCTATCGCCTTGGCGACTGGGGATATGTGACGGAAACCGAATATAACAAGGCTTTCGAGCATGAAGATGGTTGGGCGCAAGACGCTTACATTTTGGACGGTAACGGTGTGAGCCATACCCGCATTAGTCAGCTAATTAACGAAGACGATACCGGTAAGGCAATTTCCGATTACATCAATGAGCGTTTCAACAATGACCAAATGGACGACGTTTTCTACACCGAAGCCACCGAAGAGGGTGAATGCTGAGAGTCTTCTAGCCGCCTACTCATTCCAGAAAATCAATCAAAATCGAATCTTTACAAGTGAGGTAAACCAAAATGAAGAAGCTGACCAATGACCCGTCGCGTAACGTGAATGCCGTGAGCGGCATGTGGGTGCGGTTGCGCAAGGATGGCTCGAAATATGATGTTCGGTATGTGAACGCTCGGGTTAGACGAGTCTGGTCACTTTCCCAGACTTCGCAGGGCACGGCGTGGAATGTTCAGGCCAAGGGAGTCCAGTATGAGGACTTTTTGAATGGCATGAGGTCAAGCTCCGTTGACCTTGAGCATGGTTGGATGCTCATACCCGATTCCGAGCGTATGAAGACAGTGCCGGTGCCGGTACCTACCGGAATGGACGCTAAAACGGTTGGCGGCATTGTCGCGCACCCATCGATCGATGCAAACTGGAAGTGTGAGGAGGAACGCTTCACGAGCAATGTTCAGTGGCCGGTGCCTATGCCCGAGGACGCGATATTGGAAGACGAGTTCATGGATGATGAACCCGCGCCGGATACACAGGAGATTCCCGAAGTGCCGCCGAAGGTGAACAGTTTCGCCGTCTCCTATTGTACGATGCCTGACCTGATGATGGCTAAGGAATGCCCCGAATTGCAAGGTTTGGGCCCTATCCGTCACTTCCGTACCAGCAAGGGCCGCAAGGTGGCCTACGTTGCTTCGGCCAATGGCAGGTGCGTTGTCGCCTACCGTGCCCGTTATGAGCGTGGCAGTGACAGGCAGTTGGAAAAGGCGGTGGCCGATTACGTGGCTACCGTCCGCGACAAGTGGGTTAAGGCGGCGTGACATGAGCGAGATTCGGGAGAAAGCCGTACGCCTGTTGTTGCAGGCGGCTTACGAGATGGCCGCCGATAACGCGGATAGCGTGGCGGATATCTTCGACTGCCAGCATGGTTTTATCGATGATTTACGCCGTCGTGCCATGCTGAAGCTGGACAAGCCATACACCGCGCCGGACTTCGATACTGCGGAACAGCAGATAGCCGAAACCGGTTTGTCGTTGGACATGCTCGACAAGAGGGCGCGTGAGGCGTTCTCACAGAAGTATTCCACCACGTATGACCGGTATGAGTGCGCTATCGGCTGGTGCATCGACGACATGCTGGGGTGGGAATGATGGAAGTCAAGATACCCACTAGCAGGATTCGTGAGGTTCTGGAGTCCTCTGGCTATGCGTATACGCCGGATAATATCGCGGCGGTACGCGCAAACATTCCACTCCACACGTCTGACCTGATTCTGGCGGCATTGAACGCCACCGATTTACCCGACAAGCGGTTTGCTTTGCCACTGTTCTAAGGAGCTTTTCAAATGACCACTTACTATATGCAAGACAAGAATGACTATTACCGTTACACTCGAATCAGCAAGCCACGCGCCTACTGGGAGTGGCTGACCGACGCAGTGGAATGGCTGGTCAGCTGGCATGAGATCAACCCGTGCACGTTCCATCACTGCGGTTGGCGTTTCTGGCACTGGGTGTCCGCATGGGCCTACTGCGAGGCTATGGAAGGTGGCTATATTGCGGAGCAGTCCTATCTTGACTCATATTGCAAGGTGGAGTATTCCGACAATGGCCGTGTGGCGGTCATCCGCGCCTATTGATTCCTGCCGCCTGGCGTTTTCCTCACTTCCGCTGGGCGGCATCCCATACCTATAAACCAAACCAATACTTTTTAGGAGATTATTATGAGCGCCACTATCAAACTTACGTTGAGCGACTACAGCGTCCGAGAACGCTTGGACGGCTGGTGGCGTATCCCTACGGTCGCCCAATACTTGTATCCCAATGGCGAAACCCAACAGTTCATGAACATGCTGGACGAACTGGACGGCGTGGTACACGATACTGAGGCACAGTATGAAGACAGGTTCTCGTTCGATGATTACGCTGATTTTCTTGAGAGTCTGGCACCTGAATATCGCAAGGCGTTTCCCATCGCGCCGGACGGGTGGAAACACAAGGCGGGTGAGATTTACATCTACTGGTAAAAATTCGGATACTATTCTATCCCAATATGGTATATGATTGATACCATCCGTTAACCGTTAAGGAGGTTGTTATGGGTAAGCTGGTAGCCAATGTCGATGATGACGTCAAGGCGCGCGCCGCCGCGCTCTACGATTCCATGGGCATGAGCCTGAGCACCGCCGTCAACATGTTCCTACGCCAGTCTCTGGTGGACAACGGGTTGCCGTTCAAGCCGACGCGACACACGCCGGACGGTTATCCGGTGCCGCCTGTTCACAATGCATACATGTTCGAGCGTTCGGAGAAGGGCCATGTGATACTGCCCGCCGATTGGGATGATTCGGAGGATGATGTCTATGACCAGTACGCCAAATGAACCGCGCCTGTATGACGTGTGGCTGATGTGGGTCGAGTTTCCCGACCATCCCGGTATCGGGAAGCCGCGTCCGGTGGTTATCACCGAGGTTGACGGCGATCTGGTGTCGGGTATCGTGGCGAAGATAACCGGCAACACTGATTGGGATGAGGCCGGTGACGTGCCGCTGCTCGACTGGAAGGCCGAGGGGCTGTTGAAGCCGTCGCTCGTGCGCTGTTCGCAACGCTTCTACTTCAACAGGAGCGAACTGCTGCAATGGTTCGGACGACTCTCGTTGAGGGACGCGGAGCATGTTAACGACGGGTTGAAAGCCACATTGGACATTCCACCATACAGGCGAAGCGTATAGCCGTTATCGTTTTCATGATGTTTTTGGCGAGGATACCACGGCCCTTGTGGTCGGGGAGGAATCGCCTTCTCCTTTTCAATAAAGTGCTATAATTATCCTTGCTATTGAAGAAAATCGACGGATGGGAGTGGATTATGGTCGTGCAGACACTGACCTACGGCATCCGCTTGCACCCGTCCCCGGCCGAATCCGATCTGCTAGACCGCACCTGCACGGCATACCTCTCCTGCTGCGACCATGTGAGCCGCGTCGCGAAGTCGAACCGGACGCTCTCCCAGAGGAAACTCAACGACCTTGCCTACCGGCATCTGCGCGAAACCTACCATGTCGGCTCGCAGATGGCCCAGTCGGCCATCATCCGCGTGATCGGCAACTACCGGACCGTCAAGGAAAGCCTCGGAGACCCATGGAAGACGAAGCGGCCGCTGCAATACACGTCCTCCGGTTACGATCTCGTGTGGAACCGTGACTATTCGATCCTGTCCGACGGCCGGCTGAGCGTCAACACCCTGAAAGGGCGCGTCAAACTCCAAGTCGACTGGAAGGGCATGCCCGAACAGTACCGGCATGGAAGGTTCGGCACCGCACGCCTGCTGAAAAAGCGAGGCAAGTGGATGCTGCTCATCCCCAGCACCGTCGAACTCACGGACCCCCAGCGTCCGCAGAACGTCATGGGCGTCGACCTGGGCATGCGATTCCTCGCCACCAGCTACGACAGCAGCCACAAGACCACATTCCACTCGGGGAAGGAGGTGACACACAAACGCGCGCACTACAAGGCGTTGCGCACCGGATTGCAGAAGCGGGGAACCCGCAGCGCCCGACGCAGGCTCAAAAGCATCGGCAACCGAGAAAACCGTTGGATGAGAGACGTGAACCATCAGGTCTCCAAGGCACTCGTAGACGAATGCGAACAGCCCACGCTCATCGTACTCGAAGACCTCAAGGGCATCCGGGAGGCGACGGAGCGGGTAGGCAAAAGCCGACGATACGTGCAGGTTTCCTGGGCGTTTTTCCAACTGCGGCAGATGATCGAGTACAAGGCTCTCAAGGCCGGGCACTCGATCATGCTGGTGGATCCGGCGTACACGTCGCAGGCCTGCCCACGATGCGGGCTTGTCCGCAAGGCGAACCGCAAACACCGTGCCCACGAGTACGTGTGCGCGGGCTGCGGCTACAGATCCAATGACGATCGTGTGGCCGCCATGAACATCCGGAGACTCGGATACGCGGCTCTGGTTGAATCCCAGACAGGCACATCCTGACCGGGAGGGGTGCTTATCAATCACCCCAGGATGTTCCGCCACCAATCCCTCGGGAATGGAACAAAGGTAGGAGGAGTCAACCATCGGTTTGCTCCGTTCTCACTACCGGGCAGGGACAAACCGCGATGCTCGTCATCGCGGTAATTGATGGCCTCATGGACTTGTTCTATGAGGCCATTCTTATAGAAACCATCATTTAGAACCGCATCATAGGGCTTTCTATGGTGCGGTTTTCACATAAATCAGCATTTAGACGGGACTTTAGAGCTGTCTATTGTTCCGTCAATCGTTTTACCGAACAATACAAAGGAGTTTTCAAATGAGTGTTGCAGCCGAACTGTTGGACAAAGGCTATGACCCCGACGCGGTGCGGGATTTCGCCAAGCATGGTGTGGACATGGCTCAGGCGTTGACGTTCACCGAACTGGCGAGCGTGTTGGATGACGTGCTTCAACGCACGTTGGAGGATTATGACACGGCGTCGGACAGCGACTGGTACGTGCTGTACGGCGGTTCGATAGGCCATTTCAAGGATGACGTGAAGACGGGCGTGCTGCGTGCCGTACTGGAGGCGGAACGATGATTACCGCGATCTACCGTTATGAGCGTTTCGACCCCGCCACCAACACCGAGTTGTGGCGGCGTATACCACGCTGGGAGCTGCGTCTCATATGGCTGAAGGCATGGCTTAAACGCGATAAGGCGGCTCGAATCTCTTACGGGGCTTGGCTGTACGCCAATGCTTCAGGCGGCGGGCAATGGTTGGCCGCTGACATGTTGGACTGGAATCAGGAGGTAATCAATGGACGCTGAACGTATGAGAGCCGCCTTGCATGAGGTGTGGAAATACTATGACGAGGCGGGGGAGAGCGGGGAGAACTATGTGCTTGCCCCCGATAATCTCGCCAAGTTCGCCGCCGACCTATGCAAGGAATACGAAGGATAGTGTATGGTCAACCCATGCTTCATACTAAGATTTGCGGAATCTTAGTATGAACAATTCAAGAAATGTGTATAGTTAGTGACATGAGAAAAGAAATGTTTGCACCTGACGCGCCAGGCGAGCTGCGTAGACTATCGGGCGAGTACGCCACAAGATACGGTCTGATGCAATACGATACGTATTCGTTCGTACCGAACCCGCTTGGCGATTATCCTGCGCTTTCTCCACGTGTCATGGGCGTGGTGTCTCGAGCCTCGATGGCATTGGCGAGACTGAGCGAACTGGGGGAGGATCTACCAAACCCGGATATGCTGCGCCGTCCGACCATGCGACGCGAAGCGCAGAGCACAAGCGCTCTGGAGGGCACGTTCGAGCCGTTGGAAACCGTTCTCGCACAGGATTACGAGGTGGGTGAGGACAAGAGCGGTTTGAGCGAGTCCATGCGCGAGGTATTGAACTATCTCGATGCGGCTGAATGCGGCATAGGTCAGATTCAGGCCGGGCACCCCATAAGCCTGTCCCTCATACGCGAATTGCAGCAGCTTCTCGTAAAGGGCACGAAGTCCGACAATCCGCAGGCCGGGGACATACGGTCAACCCAGGTGTTCATCGGCTCGCCCACGCGGCGTATCGAGGATGCGCGTTTCGTTCCCATGCCGCCCGGGCAGGACTTGGACATAGCGGTTCGGTCGCTTGTTGACTGGTGGCGGTCCCGCAATGAGCCGGGGCTGGCTGTGCTGGATATGGCGATGTTCCACTACCAGTTCGAGACGATGCACCCGTTCACTGACGGCAATGGAAGAATCGGTAGGTTGCTGGTGCTGTTGCAGATGATGAGCCGTGGATTACTGAGCCAGCCATTGCTGTCGGTGTCACCGTGGTTCGAGCGTCGTCGTCCTGAATATCAGGATAGGCTGCTTGGCGTTTCCACGAAAGGTGATTGGGAGAACTGGATACTGTTCTTCTGCCAAGGTGTCGAGGAATCCTGCGAGGACGCCTTGCTGCGCGTCAAACGTCTGGTCAACGTTCGGCAGAAGTATCGGAGTCTTCTGGACGCGCACAATTACAGTGGATTGTCCGTGCAGACGGCGATGTACCTTATCGGACAGCCTACCGTGACGACACGTACGCTGAGGAGGAGGTTCAGCAAGAGCCCGTCAGCGGTGCAGCACGCGCTTTCGCGTCTGGTGTCCGTGGGCGTACTGCGTGTGTACCCGTCTGGAAGAGGCAACCTGTATTTTGCGCCGGACGTGCATGAGGTGCTTTCCGCGCCGCTTGGCTCGGAAATCGACGTGTCGGCTCCGCTGATGTGTGAGCGAAGCGAATAAAACCATAAATGTGGGCCCGATTATACGAAAACATGCTTTTCATTCACTGAAACCCGTGAAGATCAATAAAAAATAGATTTTCACGGGTTTCAAGCTATGATAGGCGTGTTATAAGACGCCGCTGCCTCTCGTGGAAGCACACTAGGGCGGCATTCTCATAAGCCAAGCGTAGTGGTTGCCAAACTGACTGCCACGGCCTTGACCACATCGAATGACGCGCTGCCTACGGTGGCGGCTATCCTTTGCTTGGTTTTCGACCACAGGCTATCGGAGCGTACCGCGTCCAGAAAATCGTTGCCGTCCCAAGTCAGCGCCCTGACCGAAGCACGGATAGTGCTGCCATTCCATGTGCCGTTGATGTCCGATTCAACCAGTCCCGCGTCGCTCATGATCTTGAAATGGTAGACGATGAGTTGCATGGAGTGGGTTTCATCGACGAACACGCTCGCGTCAACCGGTTCCGTAGCGTCCGCGCACGTCTTCAATATCGTGCGCACCAAGTCCATGTCACGCTTCATCTCTTACCTGCCTAACTCGTTCCTGCATGTCTCTTAACTGTTTTTGCAAGGCTGGCGTGAATCCCGCCAAATACTGGGAGACGGTCGCCGTATGCCATGTCAGATACACGAAGTACGCCTTGAAGCAGTAGATCATGTCTTGTTGTAGTTCCGTGCTGTGAAGGAACAGGTCAGGCTGATAGTACATAATCTTGCCCAGTTCCGTTGTCTTGTCGTTCACGATTCTGAGCTGACTGGGTTGAATCTGCTGGCTCAAACGTCCTCCATGTTGATAATGAGCATTCTCATGATTGGCCCTTGGCTTTTCTCGTATAGTATTCCTCGGCAGACAACAATTCCAGAATCGGAGTCTGCTTACTGGCCTCCAACAATTCCTCCCATGTCATCCACGGATGAAGACCCGCCAGGGTCCCGCACCAAGATGCTTGGTACAGTGCCTTGTCATCGGGTCCGAACAGCCAACTATCACTGTGTGGAGCATACCGTTTGATGATTCGTCCCCAACCGGTTTGTGACCCAAAACGTATGCGCGCCCAGCATTCGCCCGGCAGTATCGGTTCCACGATACTCGGACGCGGTTTCCTTGGTGCGGGACGGGTGGCGTAATCGAAATCCTCCTCATAGACAACGAGAAACATGGAAGCCGGTTCCTTTTCGACTCCCAGCTTCCATATGGCAGAAACGCCGACTCCGCCTCCCTCGACCTTAATCATGCAAGCCCAATCAGTGCGGGACTTGAACTGGTACACGTTCGTGCTGCCCTTGACGTGAATCAAATCGCCGGGCTGTAAATCCTCCCAGCCGACGCGAATCTTCTTGCTCACCTGTGGTCCTCCTTGCCGATATCGCTGAATCGTGTGTAAAGCCGGTCGTTCACGACGTACATGTTGTAATCATCCTGTTGGATGTACCACCAGCGTTTTTGATGGCCAGCCTTCAGATACTTCTCGCACGTGTGGTCGATGGTGTTGTCAGGGTTGACCTTCTGCCTGAACGACAATTCATCAACCACGTTGCTATCGGCCACGAGACCGGCTATCCGGTCGATACGCTCCGGCGTGAAATCGGGAGTGACCACGTACACGACACGCACCTTCTGACCGTCGAACCATTTGCGGGGCAATGCCAACGCCACGTCATCGGACAAGCTCGTGGGCCGCATGTGATACACCACGCGGCTGAACCTGACCTGCTGCATGACTTGAGCCACGTTGCGTCCGCATTGGAAGTAGCTGGTGTGCATCTCGGTTTCCGTAAGACAGTCTCCGGCCCTGCGTATCGCCTCCCGGTAGAAGGCGACACGTTTCGACGCTTCCGGCTCGCGCATGGGGAACAGGGGGTCTCCGCCGCCGCTGAAGCTCAGGAACCTCATGGGGTGGTGTTCGCTTTCACGGCTGATGGTCCGCAGCGTGGCCTGCATGTCCGTCACCGGCACGTTCAATCCGGTTTTCCTTACGATGCAGTAGGGGCATGTCCAATGACAGCCGAAATTCGTGATAACCGAATAATGTCCGTTCATTGTGTTTCTCCGATCAGTTGTTCCATTTCACTCACGTTGTCCTGCTTGCCAGCTGGTGGTTCAGGGCCAAGCTTCAGATACTTCGGCCCCCTGCCATTGCTCCGCCAGTTGGCGAGGGTGCGTGGACTCTTGCTGAGCATGGCGGCAAGTTCGGCTGGCGTGAGCAGATCACTCATCGTCGGCGGGCGGGCAGTAGCGTTTGATGAAGTATGTCTGGCCTTTGCCGGTGACCTTCGCGGTGCGGTTGATGGTCACGTGGCCGTCCGAATGGGTGATGGCCGTCTCTTTGATTCGGAATAGTCCCAAGTCCATGGCCTTCTGTGTTGGCACGTTGCGGTTCGAGCCGGTCTTGCCGAGATACCCGTCCTGTCGGAGGATCTCGAAAAGTCGGTTTTGGCCGATGTCCAATCCGTTCTGGCGTAGCATCTTCGCGAGTTCTCCGATGAGGCACGTGCCGTCCGACGCGGCTACGGCGTCCGCGAACCGCGCCTTGGGTTCCAGTTCTTTGATGTGTGATTCCTGCGCGGCGATGCGCTGCTTCTGCGCCTCCATGGTGCGTTGGCCGATCATCACGGCCTTCGCGAGAATGGTCATGTCATCGTCCACGTCCGTGGTGGGAATGTATCCGCCGGTCTTGCGAATCTGGGGCAGCACCTCATGCGTCACCCAGCGTTGGAACTCCTTCGCCTCCGGCTTCCGCGAACGCATGACCAGACGATACAGGCCAGGCTCACTAATGATGTACGCCTGCTGCCGACGGCCAATCGAATCGATGACTTCAGTAGTACTGAACTCGTCATCATCAAACATTTTGACAGTCTCGGTTGGATTACCGAGGTCAAGGATGCTCATGCAATCCTTGAGTACGAACCAAGGCTCCCCCGCCATGTTGGTCAGGGCGCGTAATGATTCGCCCTTGAACTCGAATCGCTGGATTTCATTGTTCATTTGGAGCCTCCTTAGTATTCGGCTGCTTCGATGCGGGTGATGAAGAAGTGGATGCCGGGTGCGCATTCGTTCCACCGGTTGGTGTCGAAGTCTTCGACGTGCACGGTTTCGCCTTTTTTGTACGTGAAGTTTTGGTCGTGTGAGCTGTATGCCGTGGAGTCTGGTGGGAGGCTGTTGCCTTGCTTGTCTTGCAGGTCGAGCACTTGGGCTTTGCTGGCTCGGCATTTGCGTCCCGCGCTGTTGGAGCGTTGCGCGTCGGCTGGGATGAGGAGCTTTACGATGACTGGCGTTGTGCCGTCTACGTATGCTTTTTTCCAGCCGATGATGTCGCCTTCGTCCGGGAGGATGCTAGTTCGGGCGATGGTGAGTTCCGATAGTTTTGCATCATTCAGGTTGGCATCATACAGGTTGGCACCATACAGGTCGGCGCATCTCAGGTTGGCATAGCGCAGGTCGGCACCATACAGGTTGGCACCGCTCAGGTTGGCATCATACAGGTTGGCACCATACAGGTCGGCGCATCTCAGGTTGGCATAGCGCAGGTCGGCACCATACAGGTTGGCACCGCTCAGGTTGGCATCATACAGGTTGGCACCATACAGGTCGGCGCATCTCAGGTTGGCATAGCGCAGGTCGGCACCATACAGGTTGGCACCGCTCAGGTTGGCATCATACAGGTTGGCACCATACAGGTCGGCGCATCTCAGGTTGGCACCGCTCAGGTTGGCATCATACAGGTCGGCGCATCTCAGGTTGGCACCGCTCAGGTCGGCGCGTCTCAGGTCGGCACCATACAGGTCGGCACTGCTCAGGTCGGCACCGTGCAGGTCGGCGAGCCCGTATTTTTTGAGGATGGCTTCGATGCTGTCGCCTTCGAGGATGCCGTTTGGTGTGGTGATTTTCATTGTGGTTCCTTGACGTGTTGGCGTTGTGGGCCCCGTCCTGACGAGTGGATGGGGCTGAGTGGCTGGTATCGGACTCGGACACGAAAACGGGTGCCTTGCCGCCGTTCTGAGCAATATCCGTACTACGGATATTGGTGATTTCGTCGGCATCGAGGTATTCCCGAATATGGTTGGTGGCCGTACCGAGAATGGCGCATACGTCCGCTCCAAGGAACCACGGGTTGCCGTGTTCGTCGGTTAGGACACGCACCTGAATGCCGTTGAAGTCGAATGGTTGAATCTGATTGCTTACTTGTCGTCTCCTTCCTTGGATTGGTTTTGCGAAACCTGCATGATCTCCCACACGTCCGCGTCCTCCGACAGGCCGGACGCGAGACGGTAGAAGTCACTGAACCGGTAAAGCGGATTGCTGTACGCATCCTCGCCCTGCTGGGGCAACTGGCCTCGATGTATCCAACTACGCAAAGTGCTGCGGTTCACGCGCATCCCGCACGCCTTGATGATGTCCAACAGTTCGCCACGGGTTCTCACCGCCTCCGATTGGAGGAGACGTTTCACCCGTTCCGCCCTGATAAGGGCTACCGGCATACTGAAACCGCATTTCGGGCATTTCGCCGTCTCCGCGTCCGCATAGCAGGAAAGCTGGCCCAAGCACTTGTCGGCCGGGCATGGCCCGTACAATACGGTTTCCCCGTCATCGTCCGTGAGAAATCGACGCAGCTTGCGTGTCAGACTGTGAACCAGTTCCGCGTACACGGGGGTGCTGGAATGCTCCACGAGTTTCGGATGATCGGCGATACGGCGAACCATGTCCGACAGTGGCGTGGACTCGGGCAGATTGATTTTCAGACTGCGCATCCACTCGTACAACGTGCCTTGCAACCCCGGATAACCGTGGTCATCGTCCGCGTACAGCAGATCATGCAGGGCCTCGCGCAACGGTGCGGGAGCGGTGCCGGATTGACCGCCGCCACCGTTCTTGTGCCCGTAGGCGCGGTTGATGCGATACTCGCACAGGTCGGGCAGACTGCGTTCCAACCATCGCAGGTCGCCGGTCAACTGGCTGGCGTGCTTGTCGCACAGGAGATTCAGATTCGGTTCGACGCCATGTCCGATAAGCGGTGACGGCGCGTCGGTGACGATATCCCGCCAGCAACCGTGGTAGCGGCAGAGCCTCGTAGTTTCAGTGGAAAAAGACAATAGTGACCTTGACCTTCGGTTTTTTTGAAGGTCTCGGACGTGTCAGCAACTCTTAATTATGCCATCAAACCGGTTATTGTTCAGCCGGACGGCGTGTCGCCAGAACCTCGTCCAATGTCACGCCCAAACCCGGGTTGAAACCACCGCCCTCACGCCTGCGTTTGGGTTTCGCGGGCGGCAAACGCAACGGGTCACGCGCGGCCAACGCCACCCGTCGAGACTCGTCCGAGGAACGGCCCATCATGCGCTGCCGGCGATACAACCACGCCTGATCTTCCACTAGTCCCAGACGTTCGCACTCCCGGCCTATCTGCGCTTCGGACGGTTTCGCACCGTTGCGCAGCTTGCGGACGATGCCGTTGATGTCGCCGGAACCACACCAGCGACCCGTGCTGTTGTCCGCGTAGAAGCGTCGAACGGCCTCACGCGCCTCTGCTGCCGTGATATCCGAACGCAGTTCCGAATAAAAAGCGTCAAGCTGAACATCATCCCACTGAGCGTTGCCGTGATGCGCGTTAATCAGCGACAACAACGCCGCCGCCTCACCCTTGCTGAGCATTGAAACCTCCCTGCGAGTATCGGGCACGCTCCTCCTCGGTCATGTACTGCCAGGTCTTCGCCATGTTCGCTTCGAGATTCTGCTGGCTGCGGGACTTGACCGGCTGGACTTGCCGTGGACTCGGGGTCTCCGGTTTGGGTTTCTCCCAGTTGCGTGCGTACAGTTCCCCGCCGATGAACCGGCTGAACGTCTTCACGAACCGTTCCTCGGTGGCCCCGACATACGCTCGGGTTTTGGCTTCAAGAAACTCGCACGGGTCAGCCTCGCCGGCGGCTTTCACGATCTTGGGCCATTCGATTTCCAACTGCATTCGAGCCTGAGATGTCTTCCCGTCGAACCTGTTCGTCGGGTAAAGACGCTCAAGACTGTCGAGCAGTCCATCGAAGTCAGGCTTTGAGGGGGTAGGGGGAGTTGAATTATCTTTAGATAATTCATTCTGGTGTTCTGGTGTTCTGGTGTTCTGGTGTTTGTCCCGATTCAGATGACTTTCAGACGGCTGAATCGCATCTGAATCGGAGGTTTTCACCTCGTTCTTATTTTTTTGGTAATTTTCAGCATTGCTTTCGCGCTTCTTTTGCACCTGTTCGCGACTACGATTATGCATAAGATAATCGTGAATGTAGTACCCGTTGTTCCCGTCCGGTTCGATCATGCCGACATTGCATAGTGCTTCAAGTTCTGAATCGGTGATATCCAGCACGTAAAGCGCATCATCTTCACTGATATGACCGTCTGAAAGATTATCTCCGCAGAAGGTAAGCATCATCGTGAACGCGCCTATCGCGCTCGGGCATGTGTGCCTGAGTTTTCGCACCTTGCGATTCATGTAGAAGCCGTTGACAAGCTGGATGTATCCTTTGCGGGCCATCGTTATACCACTTTCCTGAAATCTAAACTCACCAGACTCATTCCGTCTCCTCAATCATGGTTTCGAGGGCAGCGACCGCGTTCTCACTGCGGTTCTCGGCTACTGCCTTCCAGAATTTCGTATAATCCAGGTCATTTCCTGTCCCTTTCCCAAATGTTCTCAACCGTTCCGCACCACTTATCCCACGCTTCCTCCCTCGTGTCGGCATAGGGGCCGTCCAAGTGGCCAGCACAGTAATACATGTAGATGCCTTCCCATTCGAATATGGACGGGGTAGTTCCGCAGAAGGGGCAACGGTGCCGTATCCTTGTTAATGGATTGAACATGATTGTCTCCTTAGATCCTGTATGAAGTTGTGGCGGCTTCGCCAGTCCGAGGGCGTGCCGCTCGTCACCGCGAGCAGCACGCCGTCATCGAATATCTTCCAGTGGCCGCTGCCGGCGCGTACCACC